AGCTTCAAAAGAAAGCCGTCAAACTATTCGGTAATAAAGACGAACAGTATGACATGCCCTACGATATTCAGTCGAAGGCTAAAACTATTGATGAGGCTGTTGCTGAAGTAGAGGCTGCTAAGGCTCAAAAGCCTACAACGATTACTGGTGAAGAAGATATTCCTCCGCCTGTTGATACTAAGAAGAGCATCTTCAGCGGAAAACTCGGTACAAGCAGGGGTGCTGAAAGTAATCAGATTCTTGAAGATATTCGGCAACTTCGTGAGCAGAATTACAAAGAGCTTTCGTCAATGCCGCAGACGCAGCGATTCGATGAGCCGGTATTAGATGTTGCATTGGGTGAATTTAGGCATAAGTACGGCTACGAATACGATCCTATCATTCGCAAGGACAACAAGCGCATTGTTGATTTGATGGCAGAAAAACAAAAAGAATATGATGTTCTAAAGAAACGATATGCCGACACTCCCGATATCACCATTTATCACGGGGGATCGCGGGAGAAGATGGCGTCTATTGAAAGAGAAGGCTTTCGTCGCCCGTCATTGTCGAAGCGCACTGCACAGCAGGAACTTCGCACTGGCGCTACGTCAATGACAACCGATATTGCTCTCAACCTTAATCCCGGCACAGGATTTGGTGGCAGCGCTGCAAATATTCTTGAAAAGAAGATGCCTTACGCAGACTACATCTTCACTCGCGTGAATATGAAGCCAAGCGAGTATAAAAACAAAGACTTGGATGCTACTGCGCGAACGATTACAGGATCGCCCACAGGTGTTCGTGCCCTGCGTCTGCCTCGTTCTTCCGGCTTTTATGAAACAGAATCGGCATTCATCGAATCTGACAAGATGAAGATGACGAAGAATATCGATGATATTCAGGAAAAACAAAATGTTTATCGTGAGATTCTTGATAAGAAGCGTGTGCTACAGGATAGTTTGAATAACATTGATTCGAATCGCTATGATAAGCCCTTCGACAAAGTTTCATCTGTGCAGGCATACAATACTATTCGCAAATATCTTGAAAATGAAGCCAAGCTTGGACGCATTGCTAATGTTCGTAGCGGTATTGGCGAACAATACGAACAAGACATGACAAGTCTGTTTTATCGATCCGACATGTTGAATGATTTGAGCGGGGCGTTACGGAGATTTGGAATGACTCAAAAAGCCGATAACGTAGAAGAATTGTATAGAATTGCAGAGCGAGGCATGAATAAGGGGGAAACTGCCGAGTTGAAGCAAGCGTTGACGGTTTATAATCCCGAAATTGATAAGATGAAGACAGGACTAGATAATAAATATAAGAAAATGAGTCTTCATGATCTGGCTCAGCTTGCCGATGCGCGTGAGCCTAACGTCAGGGACTTCGATAGCACAATCGGTTCATTGTACGGAATCTTAGAGCAAAAGGGGCTGTCTCCAAAAGACTACACCGTTGGTCAATTATTGACAATGGCACAACCCGAAAAACATCTTGGCAGTGACTTATTAAAACTCACTGATAAGTTTAATAGAGGTGGTCTTGTACGACGCAAATGAAAAAGCCCCGAAAGGGGCTTTCTCTTTGGTGCCTCATGACAGAATCGAACTGCCAACCTCGGGTTACAAAGCCGATGTTATGCCATTTAACTAATGAGGCTATTGAAGGATGTTGACACCGTTCAATGCGCCCTGTGGAATCTTCTCATCCATATCGACACCGATTTCGTCGATGGCATGAAGGGCTTCGATCAAAATCTGCATCACGTCAGATTTGGTGAATGATTCGCTGACGTACATGTCCATCGTGTGCTCAGTGGCTTTGATGATGAGGGTGCCTTCAGGCGTGTTGTTTTCCTGCATTTGATTGCACCTTTTTCAGATTGTCAAAATAGGCGCAATCGAAACCACGCTGCCATTCTTTGCCCTTGAGCGTTTCAGGATTGTATTTGCATACAAGCCATCCGCGAGAGAAGGCGTAGTAGCCTTCTTCAAAAGCAAACATCGACTCCTTCGAAATGAAAAAGTTTTTGTCGATAAACTTCACAGCATTTCCTTCAGTTGTGATATCGGAAGATTGTAACAATCTGCTTTGACAACATACTTGTTGTCAGCATCCAATTGCCCTTTCTTCATAAACACAGCGTCTTTGAAGAACTGGTCTTTGGAGTATACACCACACCACCAAGCTGTCGTCAAGTCTTTTTTTACTCGCACGAAAGCATAAATGTCACAGTTTTGTTTCGTATTGAAGTTGGCAACACTGTTGCTGTAATGCGGTAGCGGAGCAACAGAGGTTGACTTCGTTTTCACATCAACGCGCTTCTTGTTGACGATCATATCGTAGTCGTAGGTATTGGTGTGGTCAATGGTTTTGCCGTGCTTCTTGAATACGTACGCTGCCACTTCTTCACCAATAAAGCCAACAAGATTGCCCATACCGAGGGTGATGCTGTTCTTCAGCGTCCCCATCTCTTTGGCTTTCTTCCTAGCTCGACTAATCATGGCGTCAGTTATTTCGACCTCAATCATCAGCCATATCCCTTCGATCCATAAATTCACCAATATAGATCGTCAGGAATGGAACCTTCAACAAGATGCCAACATAGCAGAGCAACACTTCTTTACCGCTCTTCTCTTCTTCTGCGCGATAACAAATTTCTTCGTTGTGCTCAATGTCTAGTCCGATGCCGAGTCGTGGGCGAACAACAATTTCCATCATCTGCCTTTCTTAAATTGCTTATCAATATCAACCAAAGCCACAAGCGGATCTTGCCTGCCAAGCTCTTCTTCGAATGCAACGACGAATTCCTTCGTGATGCCTGATCGCACAATGTCGTCGCGGGTGAATTTGACGAAAGCGGTATCGGTTATCTCGTATCGTAACACAAGTTGCTCAAGGTATGTCAAGCCATCTGTGCCGACGCGAACATCTGTTTGTGTCCCGCTGTTGTCGCCACAGAAAATCATCTGACTGCCTTCACCGATTCGGGTGACAAGCGCTTGCACTTCGGGAACGAAAAGCGACTGCGCCTCGTCGACGATGATGATGGCTCTTTCCCAAGAACGCCCACGAATAGTTTCGAGTGAGCAAATCTCAATCGTCTTTTGTTTCAGATGAATCTCGGTGGTGGCTTTGCCGAGATAGTCTTCGAAGTAGTCGATCATCTGCTGATAGTACGGCATCAGCTTCTCGTCTAGCGTACCCGGCAGGAAGCCAATAGAACGTCCTGCAAGCGGCTGATACGCCCTAATCAATATCACCTTCTTTACGTCGCCGTAATGAAGCTTGCGTGCTGCGTGCCAACACGCCATGATGGTTTTGCCTGTACCGGCGCTGCCTGTTGCAGCTACAAGCGTGCTACGCCTTAGTTCTTCGAGAAGTATTTTTTGTTTTTCGTTACGTGGGGTAAGTGTTGCAAAATCATCACGAACAAACTTTTCTTTTTTGACACGTTCGACGACGGTCTTTTCTGCACGCTTCAATTAAATTTCCTTATAAAAAAGCCGCTGAAGGTTTCCCGACAGCGGCTCTGTTATATCACTGACTTGCCTGATGTTTTTGTGATACAAGGTTACACATTTCAATAAAATCGTTATCACTCATAATTCTTTTCATCATATTGATGTGCTTATGTACCCAACGAACATTATCTTTAGAATAACCTTTTTTGTTATTAATTCTATCTAGTGATGCAGTATTCACTGCGTACTTGTTATGTATTACAAGTTCGACACCAGTAAACCAACATTTTTTATCTTGTTTAATAAACATATCCCATGCATCTTCTTTTGTCATTTCTAATGATACATGTGATCGCTGTTTACAATTATTGCTATATTTTATGTGGCTCGACCACCAATTTCCAGATATTGATTCGTATCCGTCCCAACATGAATGTCTGCTACCACTTTTAACGCGATCACACCCACAAGAACGAACATTATTTGATTTTCGATTTAAGTGTCGAGAAGTTACTTCTGTTAGTTTTCCACAATCACAATGGCATATCCATACAACACTTCCATCGTTTGACCACCCTGCTTTTTCTTTTACAATCAATTTTCCAAATCGTTGTCCGACCAACTCTAACGCTCGCATTTTCATCTCCTTGAAAATATGATCGTTGTAGTTGATCGGACAAACATTGTCAAATTACCTTACGGGACATGCCCCATTTGCACATTCACTATCGTCGAGGCCAATATTAGCTTCTTCAATCTTCGTAATGAGTTTGGTCGATGCAACCAGATGGTTGTACTCTTCCTCTGTAATTTCGGTCAGGGGCGCTTGCTTAAAATTATGCCCACTATGCAGCAAAAACGACAGACTCTTGTGAGAATTCTTGTAATACTTCTTCAGGTATTTACGAATCTCAGGCAACTCTTCCTTGCGATAATAGACGGTGCAGCTAACGCTATTGTCGCTCCAGTTTTCTTGCAGCCACTTGATTGTCTCCAACTGATCGATGGCAGTCATGTCCTTAGCCAACACCGCATTGTCGGGGTGACGGAACGGGAACGACACTACCACGGTGCTGTGGTCTTCGCTGCCGTCAAAGTTCTGCTGAT